ATAGCAATAATGGGCAGCTGGTCAATGCTACTTATTTGGCGAATAATCGGAATTTATTTTTCAATTTATATAGGCAAATCAAACAACTATAACCAATAAATTCATGAGGAAATAAAAAGCATAACAATATTAATGAAGGAAAAGAGAGCAATTATGGGTAAATTCGATGAAACGATAAAAGAACTAAATGATTTGTTATCATGTGATAATCAAAACTGGCTGTTTGGTGCCGGAATAAGCGCCGAAGCAAATATTCCATTAATGCATGGTTTAACGAAGCGAGTTGAAAAAGTAATCGCTAAAACGCCCATAGATTTAAACCCATTCTACAAAACGATAGCAGATAATCTTCCTTCGGATTACCATATTGAACATGTATTAAGCCATATTGGTGATTTATTAGCTTTGTCGCAAAGGTCACGAGACAATTGTGTAGAATTTAAAGGATGTCATTATACAACTGATCTCTTGCTTGATTTACATTCGGAGCTTATAAGGCAAATCGGAAAAACAATTAGATATGGCTATATAGAAGAAGACTTTGATAAGTCTATACCTGAACAAATTGGAACTATAGAAAAGCCTTATACAAATATTGAAAACCATAGAAAATTCATAAAAACGTTGTTATCAATAAAGGCCAACTTATTTTCTCGTTCAATTATTTCAATATTTACGACAAATTATGATACGCTTATAGAAGACGCTTTGGCACTTGAAAAACTTCAAGTAAATGATGGTTTTAGTGGGAGTGCCATAGGATTTTGGGATCCAGAAAGATCGTTTGGCAATGTTCTGGGTATTAATTGCTTCAAGTTGCATGGTTCTGTTGATTGGATAAAAGACTCTTCAATTGGATTGATAAGAAATCGCTATGGTGTTAATTATTTAGAAAAGTCTGAAGATGTACTAATTTATCCTCAGGCGACAAAATATGTTGAGACTCAAAAAGATCCTTTTGCTTTTCTATTCAGTAAGTTTAGAGGGCTACTGAATTCAAAATCGGAAAATTTGCTAATATGTAGTGGTTATAGTTTTGGAGATCAACATATTAATGCTGAGATTGATATCGCATTAAACTCGCCAACAAATAAAACTACGATGATAATCTTCATAAAAGAATTAAATGATGTAATAAGAAAATGGATACAAAATAATATAATCACTGAAAGAATTTTTGTTGCGACAAGTGAGGGAGTCTACCATGGCTCAGATGCAATTATATCAGATATTACAAAACCTAATCTTAATTGGTGGAAATTCAGCGAACTTTCAAAATTTTTAAAGGACGGGGAGCCGCTATGATTATGTTTTGCGAACAAAAAGATTTGAGAATAGGGAAAATAGTTGAAGTTAATGGGACCTCCATAAAAGTCGAATTGGATAATAATCTTGGTAACTTAAGCAGGACAATTGAAGGTAAAGTTTATTCAATAGGGCAAATGGCTAGTGTTATTAAAGTCCACTTTGGTAGAAAAATTATCTTTGCTTATGTCAAAATGCTTAGGATGAAAACAGATGTTGAATTATTGGAAGATAATAAAATAGCTCCTTCTGATGATTCGCGAATTCTTGAAGCCGACCTTTTCGGTGAAGCTACTTGGAACGAAACAAATGAAAGGTTAACTTTCAATAGAGGAGTAGAAACATATCCATTACCTTTGCAATTTGCATATTTGACGACAAAAGATGAGTTGGAAAAAATGTATGAGGCGGCTGAAAAATCTGCGGATACTAATAATAATCCAATGTTGCCAATAGGAACATATGTTGGCGCGAATTCCGCAATTTGTAAGGCCAACATGGATAAATTATTCGGAAATCATTGTGCTATATTAGGCTCTACTGGGTCTGGTAAATCAGCGACCGTATCAGCCATTATTCATTCGGTGTTGGAATATAAATATGACGGAGATAAAAAGCTCAATCCTAGGATAATTCTCATTGATCCGCATAATGAATATGGTACGGCATTTAAAGATAACGCAATTATTTATAGAGCTTACAATGAAGCATCTGTAGACTCTGAGACTTCAGTCGATTTAAAGTTACCATTCTGGTTAATGTCCGGCGATGAATTGCGATCCATGATTATTGGAAAAACAGAACATGAAGCGACTTCACAAAATAACATTGTATATGAAGCGCTTACTTATGCAAGAATGGTAAGCGCTGGTATAGTAATGTCATTAGTTAACCCCAAAGGTGATGAAAAACCCGTTTTGGTTGAAGGAAAAACCGAAGCTGATCGTGATGGTTTTGATAGAGATAAACCAATCCCTTTTAAGTGGGAAGAATTTATAAAACATATTGAATTAGTTCAAGGAAGAAAAAGTGGCAAAGAGGAACCACGGACAGCATCAGATGATACGAGACAAAAAATTGAATCGGTTCTCAAAAAAATTAGTGTTTTACGTTCAAGTCCAAAGCTAAGTTTTATTATGATTGAACATTCTGTGACATCGCCAAAAATAGAGCAAATACTAGCTCAATTTGTAGGTACGAAAGAAGGCTCTGAAGGAAAGAATTTACGAATAATAGATATATCTGGGCTCCCAAATGAAGTATCTGGGCCGTTGACAGCACTTATTTGCAGATTGCTTTTTCAGTATAAAGTTTGGCAGACGGCAGATGAGCGAAAAAAAGATCCAATACTAATAGCTTGTGAGGAAGCGCATAGATATGTGCCAAATCAGGGGGAAGCGCAGTATAAAGAGGCACAGGAAGCAATAAGGCGAATAGCAAAAGAGGGTCGTAAATATGGAATTGGCCTTATGCTTATATCTCAAAGACCTTCAGATGTTGAGAGCACTGTATTATCCCAGTGTAATACATGGATTGTATTGAGGTTAACTAATTCTACCGATCAAGAGCATGTTACCAAATTCTTGCCTGACAGTTTATCGGGATTAACTAGAATCCTTTCTTCATTAACTCGGCGAGAAGCTATTTTTGTGGGTGAAGCGGCAGCATTGCCAAGTCGTATAAAAATAAAGGAACTGGCGAAAAATCAATTACCAAATTCAGCAGATATATCATTTGTTGATGGCTGGATGAATGCATTGCAAGACGAGGCGGCGCTGAAGCAAGTTACGCAAAGATGGATTGGTAATTGCTGAAAATATTTTAATGCGATATGGATTCGTTTTGTTAACTGCCCATTATCCATATCTCACGAGCTTCGCATTGTGTTTAGAATGCGCCGGATATTTAGGGACAAAGCAGCTGAAGAATGGTTCAACTTGAGTGCCAACAATGGTTGAGGTGCGGACTCTTTACGTCAGCTTACACCCATTTGCCCTAGCCCTCACAAAGCCAGGGTGCACCTTCTGGTGCATAAAGAATCGGAGTAGGAAAAAGCCCGTGGATTTGCTCCACGGGCGTAATATAAATGTACTCGCATAAAACTATGCGCTATTTGGCATCTGCTGCCTTGACCGATATTTCCGTGCCGTCTCTGAATGTGAAGGTCAGGGTTTTGGCCATATGAACCGTTACCAGTTCGATGGTGGCATTCCAAAGATTCTCATCAAATTCGGTGATAAGATTGTTCATCTGCCGCAATTCATCAAGAAAGCGACGGATTTTTTCTTTTCGGGCGCTCTGCTCCAGTATTTTATCTTTAATCTGATTCAACTGGGTTTCTGATTTTTTGAGCTCCGCAGCCATCTCACAGTAACGGCGATTGTATTCCCCCTGATCTTGTATTTCGCGTTTATTCTCCTCTATATAGCTGTGCATGCGATTTAATATAGAATCGTGCTCACCCTGGAGTTTTTCCAGCTCTTTCTCTAGTTCAGAGGTGTCGGCTAAAAGCGGCAGCAGTTCCTCGAAGCTTTTAACATATCGATCCTTATCGCCTAAGATTTGATTAACCGCCTGAATAAAAGCCGGTTTTAATTCATCTTCGCGTATATGCGGTGTTTCACAGAACTTGCCGTCAGCGTATTTTCTGTTGCACTGCCAGATCTGATTACGATATTTACTGCTGGAATGCCAGACCTTTGAGCCGTAATAGCCGCCGCATTCACTGCATATAATCTTGGCGGCGAAAGGGCTGTTGTTATTAAGTTGCCGCCGGTTTGGCTGCCGCCGTTTGATCTCGCTCTGTACCAGGTCAAAGGTTTCCGGGTCAATGATGGCAGGGTGTGAGTTTTCGATATAGTACTTCGGAAGCTCGCCTTTATTTTTCCTGATTGTTTTACTGAGAAAGTCCACCGTATATGTCTTCTGTAACAGTGCGTCGCCTTTGTATTTTTCGTTACTCAAAATACTTTTAACAGTACTGACGCTCCACTCCTTTTTACCGCCGGGGGTTGGAATGCCCTGAGCGGTAAGATACTGCGTAATGTTACGGATGGTCTTACCTTTCAGAAAAAGGCTATAGATCTGCCGAACAATTTTAGCTTCTTCCTCCACAATTTTGGGGAGGCCATCTTTACCTTTTTCGTAGCCTAAGAAGCGTTTGTAGGGGAGTGAGATTTTACCGTCTTCCATACTTTTCTGTATACCCCATGTGACATTTTCACTGATGGAGCGGCTTTCCTCCTGAGCCAGTGAACTCATAATTGTAATGAGTACTTCGCCCTTGGCGTCCAGCGTATAAATATTCTCCTTTTCAAAGTAAATCTCGACGCCTTTTTCCTTCAATTTGCGGACAGTAACAAGGCTGTCCACGGTATTACGGGCAAAACGGCTGATAGATTTAGTGAGAATCAGGTCAATTTTTCCATCCAGTGCATCGGCGATCATACGGTTAAAACCGTCACGTTTTTTCATATTCGTACCGCTGATGCCTTCATCGGTGTAGACGAGGACAAATTCCCACTCAGGGTTATTATTAATATGTCGTGTGTAAAAATCCACCTGTGCTTCATAGCTGGAAAGCTGTTCGTCCGAATCGGTAGACACGCGGGCATAGGCTGCTACGCGTTTTTTACGGTATTCGGAGCCGTATGGCATAAAAGGTAGATCGACGCGCGATTGAATTTTGTTTATTTTTCTGCTTGAGTCTTTCATATTTATTGTTCGCGTCTCCTTTCTGCAATAGCCAAAGAGTGCTCCCGTGCGGCTTGGCGCTTGGCTTCATCCCAGCTTTCGCGTCGGGATGGGTTTACCCACTCTACCTCAACACTGCGGCCATCCTTAAAGATATACTCAATTCGGTTATGATCCGGTATCTGTATTTTTGAAATGTTCTTTTCCAGTAGCTCTCTGTCCAGCTCGGTTGTTTTAAGAACTTCCGCCGTTTTCTCTAGTAAAATGTTCTCGGGAATCTGCTGTGATGAGCAACTATTTTTGCCAAGGAGATTAAAAGTGGAGCATATCCAAACAGGCCTAACATATTTACTTCCGGCGTTTGCCTGCTTTCTGCGGTAATGCTTGCCGCACTGACCGCAGCTGATCAAACCGGTGAACAAATATGTTTTGTGGGGTTGTGGTTCATGACTGAATTTTGCCGCTCGTCGTTCAATCTCACATTGAACCTGTGCAAAAGTCTCCTTGTCGATGATGGCTTCATGGGAGTTAATCACCTGATACATGGGCAGTTCACCATGGTTGATCATCTTTTTCTTGCTGATGTGATCCAGGTTGAAGGTTTTTTGCAGCAGCATATCGCCGGAATATTTTTCATTTCGCAGCATTTTATGAAGCGTGCCTTCACCCCACGTCGCATCGTTTTTGGTCGATATGCCGGCGTCGTTCAGTTTTTTCATGATGGCGTTTAATCCCATGCCGGAAAGGTAGTCGGAAAATATGGTTTTCACGATTTCAGCCTCCTCCGGGACAACGTACAGCTTGCCGTTAAAGAGCCGGTAGCCGAGCATGTTGCCGGTGTTTGGACGTCCCTCCGCAAACATTTTGCGAATTCGCCACTTCAGGTTCTCGCTGACCGAACGGCTCTCCTCCTGTGCATAGGAAGCCAGGATTGTGAGCATAAACTCACCATCGGTGCTGAGCGAATGGATGTTTTCTTTTTCAAAATAGACATCAATTCCAAGCAGCTTTAACTCACGTACGGTTTCAAGAAGCGTCACTGTATTGCGGGCAAATCGGGTTATGGACTTGGTGATGACCATATCAATTTTTTTGCTTCGGCAATCTTCGAGCAGCCGCTGAAATTCAGGGCGAGTTTCTTTTGTACCGGTGATAGCCTCATCGGCATAGGTGCCGGAAAATTCCCAATCGCCGCGTTTCCCGATATATCTGTTGTAGTAGCTGATCTGTGCGGAAAGGGAGTGCAGCATGGCGTCTTTGCCGGAAGACACGCGGGCATAAGCTGCCACACGCTTGCGCTGTACCGACTGTGCGGCCGTCCGCTTAATTGTTGTTATTTTTCGCATAGTAAATCACCTCGCAGTTTGTTTATCGGGTCGTACCCGAACCATATATTTTTTAGTCATACCATCTATCACTCTTTCGACTAGAAAAAGCAAGGGGATTCTGTCTCAGAACCCCCTTTTTCTATGATCTACAGTTTCTTGATGTGGTCGACGCCGTAGGCGATGCCAAGACCGGAACCGCAGTCCCAATCTATGAAAACAGTGCCGATAGAATCTACGCAGCGAACAGTTCCCTGTTCGCCGGGTTTTAGTTTAGTGTATGGGTCATCCATTGAGATGAGCTCCACACGGCAACCGGAGGGATACGCTGCGCATATCCGCTCCACGGTTGTTTTACTCGGGAAGTTGTTGATTTTTTTCATAACGAACTACCTCCTCATTCATCATTTTTGGTTTGTGTGTTAGATAGATTTTCTGCCGATACTTTTGCTTCGCTGTTTTCTGCAATAACAGTCTTATTTGGGCGCTGCCCATTTTTGAAGCTGCTATTACCAGTAAGATTTTTCAGCAGTATAGCGCGAGCCGTTTTGTATTCCGGCCCGATGAAACCTAACCGGATTAAGAACAGCCGCATGGTAAATTTGTCGTTTTCCAATTCTTTTTCTTTGGCTGTGATACGTTTTTGGGTCTTAGCCATATGGCAGAGGGCGGCTATAAAGCGGGTGTAAGCGTCGCCTTCGCCGTCAATGCCGTTTAAGGTAAACCATGGAAAACTTACAATTTCGCCAGCGATGTCAACAGGCAGGCTGTCTGCACCAAGCGATTTTTTGATAAGGGTTTCCTTGCTGGCAATGATTTTCTTAAGGTTTTCAATAGCTTCCTCAGTAAAATCCGCTCTCGGCATTTGTACGATCAGCTTGTCAGCATTGTCCAAATCCTCTCTGTCAGCATCTTCGGGTATGTATCCGCATTCTTCCAGTGCGGCCAGAAGCCTCATGACCTCCTCACAGTTGTTGGTGTCCGGGTAGGATAATGTTCCGTTCTTATCGATGAGATAGTTGCTCACCGAATAAGCGAATGTGGGTGCGCCGTTGTAGACGACCTCCTGTCCCAAAATTTCGCTGATGGCCCCGACAAGTGCCTTGCGCTTTGAACCTGTTACGTTATACTTTACATCCACTGTAATCGCTCCTTTCACATTGACTGTCTTAGTCGGTCTTGCCGGTTAAGATAAATCTGGCGTATTCGGCTCTGTGTTCGGTCAGAAATACAACCAACTCGTGAAAACCTTTTCTGAGTGCGATTTGCATGACCGTGTTCACATCAAACATGTTAGTCTCGCCGGTATCCCGAACAGCTAATATCTGTTCTTTTACCGCTGATTCCATATTGTTTCCCCCCTTTCATTACATGACATTCATCACTCAAAGGTCTAAAGAAAGCAAGTCCTTTTTTGACACAGGCGTCATTAAGTGCATCAATTTGCATTTCTATCAGAGTGCTTATAAATTTTCACTCTTCTTGGCTGCCGATATTGAATCGAGGGCAGCTTTATGCAGAATGCCGATATCGAAACCCGCACTTATATAGCCCTCACGGATTGTGTTGAAGTAGTAGGGGCTCGGCAGTCCATAAGGTCGGATCTCATTCATGATGTAAATCATGGATTCAACGGATTTCCCGTTCAGTCTGATCCGCAATGTCTCCTTGCGGTACAAGAGCGGCCAGCCCTCATAACGGTCAAGTGCAGCTTCGTCCTGTGGCTGAAGCTGCCATACCAAGATGGGCACGATGCCGCCTCGAAAACGTTCCACGGTTGCCACTGCGCCTCCGAGTCCTCCCCGAAAGAGCAACCGCCAATCTTTCAAAACTGATGTTCCGACAGCTTGTGCTGTGGGGCAGCGCTGTGACATTTGTTCTAAATTGAGGTTGGAACCATAGGCTATATACAGCCTTCTTTTAGTTTTGCTCATTTCTATTGCCTCCCTTTACATGTTCTCAGAACGGGTTCCCGTCCGGTATCGCCATGCCGCATTGCCGTCAAGGTGCTGATACAGATGCTCACGGCAGCTTTTAAATTCGTCGCCGATGAAGCCGATCCGGTTAAGGTATACGCGCATGGCGAATTTTTCGTTTTCCGTCTGGGATTTCCGGCTGCTGGCACTCTTTTGTGTCAGTGCCTGATGGTTGAGCGCCAGAGCCAGCACGATATAGGCCCTGATTTTTCCGGCGTGCAGCTCCGAATTGAATCCGCGAAGCTCAACAGTATGATTGTCGGTAAAAAAGCTGTGGAGATTGAGAAAGTGGTAACGGCTGTTGTGATAATGCTGGAAACGGCTTTCGCTATAGCCTTCATACCAGATGGACTCGATCTGTGAAAAGCT